TGGGTATCTACCATTTCTTCAAAGGACAAGAAGCCGAAGCGATCTTCACCTTCCTAGACATAATGCATCCGCACACTCTGCACTGTGATGTGGTTTTATTGTAATCAGGACACGCCTTGCATATCTCTAGTCTAGCTACCTGCGATACTTCTTCCTCAACTTTAAATCCAGAACAAATCCATTTAAATAAAGTGGAAAAGAACATTCCAAGTCTTTTTGGAAAGGTAGTTCCTTGTTGTGATTTAGTTATTATACCAGAGATGACTGAGAATATAGGATCAAGCTTTTTATCTATCTTAAACTTTATGCTTGACTGCCTTAGCTTTACATAATCATCCATGAGCTTGATATATCGTAGCTCAGATGCCTGAAGCTTAGACTTCAGATCATGTATTATTTTCTGTTGCTGGATATCAGTGTCCATATATAATTATATGAAGAAATTAGACGAGGTTTTCAAGACTAGGATGCAGAAGGCCGTCCTTAAGCTCTATAGGGGCACAGGAGGCAGGAAGAATCCTATAGCAAAGAATACCATGAGCAAGCTCAATCAACCAACAAAGATTGGTAGCTGATTTGAATTAATAAACGCCTGTCTATTCTTGTGCCAACTATCTCTTCCTGCAAGTTCTCCATGTGAGTTATGTAGAACAGATATAGGAGCAACCATATTCTTGTACTTCTTCTTATGTGCTCTCACTGTATAGTGAATGTCATAGAAGTCCCAGTCCCCTTCAAAGTTATCTGGCTTATCTAGACCCACATCTTTCAGCAGTTTGCCGCTTGCTGCAAGAAACAGCCCATCTAAGCACACGACCTGACCTAAGCCTCCGTAGAAAGTGATATCGGCAGTTAAGATATCATTGCCGTGATATACACAACCACGGTGCTTACCTTGTTTCCAAAGAGTGTGGTTCCACCATACAGCATCTTCTGATAAGTAAGTAGTTCCAGCAACTCCTACAAAACCTGCGTCTACCTTGAGACAGCTTCTAACTATAATATCTCTGAATGCTTCAGGATCTGTAAGTATCTCAATATCATCATGACACATGATTACGATATCATTATCCTGAATATCGAATTTTTTAAATGCATTAGCATATCCGCTAAAGATAGACTTTTGCCCAACTAGAAACTTTGTTTTTACTTTAGCCCTAGATAGGTATGAAGAGAGTTTTTGAGTTGTTTCGCTAAAGTCCTTGGACCTTGTGCATATGAAAGCATAAATCATGAAATTACAAACTAAGGAAGATTACAAGAAGGAGTATGATCGGTGTAAGAAAGATCCGATATACTTCATAAGTAATTATATCAAGGTTGTCCACCCAGTTCGAGGATTAGTTCCATTTAAGTTGTATCCTTTCCAAGAGGTGATAATAAACGCTCTAGAAGGAAACAGGTTCAATATACTTCGTAAGTTCAGACAAGCGGGATGTACTACCATCGCTGCTGCTTACTCTCTTTGGTTGTGCTGCTTCAAGTCTCACCAGACAATAGTTATTCTCTCTGTAGGTGATACAGAGTCTACAGAGGTTCTTGATCGTATCAAGATTATGTATGATGAACTTCCTGTATGGATCAAACCAAAGTCTACTACGATCAACGCGCACAACCTAAAACTAGAGAACAACTCTCATATCAAGTCTCGTCCATCTGGTAAGCAGTCTGGTCGTGGTCTATCTGGTTCTCTACTTATCATTGATGAGGCTGCGTTCATTGAACACATTGATACAATTTGGGCTGCTGTTTATCCTATCATCTCTACTGGTGGTCGGGCTTTTGTGTTATCTACTGTTAACGGTATTGGTAACTGGTATTACGATACATGGACACGCGCTGTGGACGGCGCTAACGCCTTTAATCCAATCCAGATAGGATGGCAGGACCATCCTGAATACAATCGCGTAGAAGGCTTTGAGTGGCTCTACAAGGAGATGGAGCAGCGTGACCCTCCTATGGATATAGATGAGTGGGAACCCACTACACGCGCTAACATTAGCCATAAGAAATGGCTACAGGAATATGAGTGTGAATTCCTAGGTACAGGTGATACCTTTATTGAAGGTATGATTCTGCAATCACTTACCGAAAACATAAATGATGATTTCTATCGTAAGTACAATAATAGAATGTATGTATGGAAAGATCCAGACCCTAACGCAAGTTATTTCATGGCGGTTGATGTTGCGTTGGGTCGTGGGCGTGATTATTCTGCTTTCCAAATTATTGATCTTTATTCAGGTGAGCAGGTTGCTGAGTTCTACTCAAACACTACCCCTATAAATGATCTTGCCCGTATTTGCTTCGATGAGGGAAATTATTATAATTTATGTCCCATTCTTGTAGAGCGTAATACTATAGGAAACAATTTACTTGATTACTTATTTGAGCAGTTGGAATATGAGAATGTGTGGTTTGATGAAAAGAATAACTTTGGACTACAGATAACGGCTAAGAACCGAGACAATATACTGGTTGAGATGGAGGAAGCCATCCGCATGAGTGAAGTTAAAATTAACTCCAAGAGAACCGTCATGGAACTTAATACCTTCATTATTAGTGATAATGGCAAAGTTAAAGCAGATACTGGACAAAATGATGACCTTGTTATGAGTTTAGCACTATCTATTTATGGAGGTAGGCGCTACTCTGAAAGGAACCCTGAGATAATTAAAAATAACTCTCAAGAGAAAAAACCTCCAATGCCATTAAAATCTCATAAACTCATGACCTCTAATGGAATGACACAAGAGGATATAACATGGATTATCAAGTAAATGAAAACGCTGGCCCAGGCCAGACCACATGGACTCCTATTGGTGACGGAAGTGTCACGACAATGTATTCTAGCGGATACATGTCTAAGATATTCTCTAAGTTCTTTGCCACACAGGCTCAGGAGAAACTTATAGGTGCTGGTGATCCTAGAAGGTTTGAAGGTGATCTTGTAGTTGATCCTAGAGCCATGGGGAACATTGCAGAGCCTCTTTGGAGTTATACTAGAGGTTTACCATTCATACCCGAATCTGAGCTTAACAGAAAGCGCAGATACGATGAATATGAGAAGATGGATGACTATCCTGAAATCACTGCTGCTCTTGATATTTACGCAGATGATTCTACTCAGAAAGACCTTAAGAACAAGAAGTGGCTTGTAAGATCTGACAGCATTGAGGTTATTGAAGAAGTAGAAAAACTATTTGATAGAATTAGATTAGAGCGCGTTTACTGGGACCTAGTAAGAGGAACTTGTAAGTTTGGTGATACTTTCATTGAAGTCGTAGCTAACGCTAACAGTATGGAAGACGGCATAATGAAAATCAAGGTATTAAATCCTTATTACATTATGCGAATCGAAGATAAGTACGGATACCTTAAAACATTTATTCAAGAGATTCCTACACAGCAGTATAACTCTGGAGATTGGCAAAGCCAGAAGTCCACATACTTAGAGTTAGACAAAAATCAGATCATTCATTTCAGATTACAGACATCAGATCCTAAGTATTATCCTTATGGTAAGTCCATATTGGCTGGTGCCATACGAGTTTATCGTTCTCTGAAGCTCATGGAAGATGCGATGCTGGTTTACAGACTATCTCGCGCACCTGAAAGACGCATTTTCTATGTTGATATTGGCAACTTACCCTCCAGTAAGGCTGAGGCATTCCTTGAGAACATGAAAACACGGTTCAAAAAGGAGAAGTTCCATAACAATAATCAGATTGATGGTAGATTTAACCCACTGGCAGTTGATGAAGACTTCTTTATTCCTGTCAGAGGCAACCAAGGAACTAAAGTTGATACCTTAAAGGGCGCTGAAAACCTTGGAGAGGTCGATGATGTTAAGTATTTCCGTGACAAACTCCTTGCGACCCTTAAAATTCCCAAGGATTACATCGTTGAGTACGACAAATCACCTGAAAGAAAGGCTAACTTGAGCCAACTTGATGTTAAATTTGCTCGCGTAATACAGAGAATACAAGATTGTGTAGCTGTTGGGCTGGGTGAGATTGCTAAAAAGCATCTTGAGATGATAGGTTATCCAAAAACCATCATCAAAAACCTTAAAATTGAACTACCTGATCCCTCAGATGTGTTCATTAAGCGTAAATTAGAGATTGATGAGGCTAAAGGTCGTGTTGTTCAGGCTGTTGTTGGAACTGGATTGTTCCCAACAAGCTATATTTACAAGCAATACTACGACATGACCGATACTGAGATCAAAATTCTTAAGAGAGATCTCGAAAAAGAGCAAGAAGAGCAGGCTAAGAAGGAAGCTGATCAAATGGCTATGCAGCAGCAGGCTCAAACTGCTGGTCAAATGCAGCAAACCCAAGCTCAGGGCGAAACTGACATGGCTGTATCACAAAATCAGGCTGCTATGGACATGGCTGTTGCTGATAATCAAGCTAAAAACGATATTAGCGTTAACAAATCACAACCAAAACCAAAGCCAACGGCTAAAAAAGAGGAAATTGACAGTCTGAACTATCTCAGACGCAAATTAATACTGGAAGAGGGCTATGATTCTAGAAAAGTTGAAATAATGGACAGAATCATAAAAAATAAAAATAAGTGACCTCTAAATAATCGCTTATTGTCTATATAAATAGAGACTTTACACAAATAAAAGCTATGGAAAAGTTTTTTGATCAAAGAAACAGAAAAATTTCTAACTTAAACCTAATTTCTGATAACTTAGGTTATATCCTACGAGAAAATGTCAGCCTTTTCTCAGTAGATGACGAGAATAAGCTCGCAACATTTATAACAGAGAGTGGCAACATCATTGAAGGTAATTATTACTTCTCTGATAAGGCCATCCTTGATAATATTCAAGTTGAGTCAGGAGAAGTGTTTGCTGATGAAGATAAATTTGATTCTGCGTCTCGGAATCAAATTTCTTCACTTATAGACAGCATCTACTCCGACACTTTGAGTGAGTCAGGTGATATTTTCAATTCTATACTAGATTCTTGGACTCAAAGAGTAAAATTTAATGAAACTATTGAAAGACTCAACGAGAAGAAAGAATCTTTCAACAAAACCTTCAACATTATCGAGACTTCTGAGTTTGAGCGTTTTGTAGAACTATCCGAGAACATTTCTAAGTTTATTTCTGAGAACTCCGAGCGTATCGCAGAAATACCAGAAATAAGAAATGCTATCAGACTATCAAACACTATTTCCAATGCTTTTGATTTACAGAGAACGAGTTTAGAGGATCTAAAAGAAAAAGGTTCTGTTGAGTTCTCACTTAGTGAGTCTAGAGACATTTATGAAATGGTTTGTAAGCAAGAGCTTATGAAGAGAGAGATTCTTGAATCTAAGAAATCTTTCTCCCATGTTTGGGTCACTGAGGAATGCATTAGCAACCTAGCCACCAAGATCTTTGAGACAGATGAGGAAGTTATCAAGAAGGCTTTAGTAGAGGCTTTTGTTGAAATTCCTTACATTTCACTTATCTCTAAGAAAGAGCTATCTGAAACTATTTACAAAAATCTCAACACTCTTCATGAAGACATTGGCGTCACTAAGAACGATGTTAAGGAGTTTACTAAGATTCTCTTTGAAATGAAGAAACCTCTTAAGGAGTTAACTTCAAACCTTCTTCAGGAGAAATATGGTATTAATTTAAACAACATCAAAGAGACTCCAACATTCAAGACTTTACTTAACACTCAATCAATCATTTTTGAATCTCTAGCAAAAATCTCTACCAGAGGTAGCGTTATTCGTGAGTGCTTCACTAAAATGTCAGAAATGCTCAAGTCTAAGAACGGTGTTCAAGCAATTGATGTTAACGCAGGCATGAGATATCTCTTTGAGAACTCTGGTCTTGTTGATGTATATGATGACGCCCCTGTCTCTTCTAACTTCTCTTTAACTGAGTCTTTAGATGATAATGAAGAGATGATAACCTTCATTATGGAAGAGCTTCTTTCAGAAAAGAAAGATGAAAAGAAGAAATTAACTAA